GGCTTCGCTTGCGTTTGTAAAAAAACGGGTTCCGCAAATCCTTGTGGTGTAAGGGTTTTAGCGCGTTGTTTTTGTTGTGCGTATTGTTGGCCTCGTCGAGCGTTACACGGTTTACATGCCGGCACAAGGTTGTCAATTGCGTTTGTGCCGCCGTTGTCGGTGGGTTCTAGGTGGTCGGCTTCTGTTGCTTGGTTTACTCCGCACCAATGGCACACGGCGTTGCCGTTGTCGAGCACCTTTAGCCTGTTGTGTTTAAATTCTTTTTGATTGCGTTGCTTACTGTTATTTGTTGTAGCCATTGCTCACGCGCCTACGGCTTGTGCTAGCGCGGCGCAAGCGCCTTGCTCTCGGTGGTGCTGGTAGCTGCTCATGTCGGGTTTACCTCGGTTATGTTGGTTTGTTATCGGTATGTCAATGCTCGAGCGATTAAAGCCTAATGCGGTAATGCTCACCCACGGGGTTGCCTCAACCCGTACCCTTGCATTACTTGGCTGGTTATGTTTACAGCCCGCCCCAAACACGTCACCCAATTAGGGGCGTGTCGGTCTACCCACGTCACCGTGTTTTATACCTGTCACCTTGCGAGGGGTGTAGGCCTTGGTGCTTGCCAATTGTCTAACTAGAGGGGTGGGTAAAGGTTCCGAATAGTAGCTGTTGTATCTCTTGCATTTGTGCAGGGCGCCATACAAACGCCATTTGCCCACAAGCGCGTAACGCTGTTATCCATTGCTCTTGGCTTGCTGTTGTCTTGCCTCGTTGTGTCTTGAGCTCGGCAAACACAACTATTGGCTTGAGCCCTGTAACCATGTTGCCCGGGTGCACTAGCACCAAGTCAGGAAAGCCGCTGTCGCCTTGTGTTGCTGTAGCCCAACTCCCGTTAGCACGTTGGCTTGGTAGGTCATGGTGCACTAGCCAACCTAAATCTTGAGCAAGCGCAACAATGCTGTTTTTAAACTCTCGCTCGCTTAACAAGTTAGGCGTAAGTTTCATTGCGGCTTAAATGCGCGGCGCAATGCTTCGTGCGCCAAATTGAGCTCGTCTTGTAGGCGGTCTGCCTCGGCTTGCAGCTCAACAATGCGGTTGTTTAACTCCATAACTAACGCTTGCTCGGCAGCCAATTTGCGCGCTATTTCCATGCTGTATTGGCGTACGTCGCGTAAGTCTTGTGCGTAGCTGTAATTGGACTTGTACCGGGTCATTTCATTATTCCAATGACTTTTGTGGCGTCGCTTGCTGTAAGCGTTTCTAGTATCACGTCGTTACGGCCAAGTATTTCGTGCAGCTTTTCGAGTAGCTCACCCTCGTCGTATTCGCGGCCTTTGGCTAACGCTTTAATGAAGTTAATTTGTTTGGCGCTGGCAAAATTGCCGCTTGGTGCCGCGTCGTTTAGGACGGCTTTAGAGCCAGCAACCGCTCGAGTACGCTCAGGGCGCACTATGTCGCCGTCGTCCTCTTGGCGGGCTAGCACTTCGTTTTTACTGGCAATGCTTTTGTTGACGCCGAAACCCATATAGCCAAGTGCACGGCCTAAAGCGCTGGTCATGCCTACCATAAACTCGCTGTTTTTTGTGTATGGCGTTTTGCCCGGGTATGGCTCGGCAGCTGTAGCAATCGCTGGTAGCGCGTCGTCCACGTCTCGGTACACGGTTACGGTGCAGCGATAAAAACATGAGCCGTCGGGCATTGTGACTACTTGCGCGTCGGTTTCTTGTATGCGTAGGTTCGGGTATTTTTTTAGTGCTTCCGTTAAACGGGTTGGCACGTCTACGTAGTTGTCAATGTTAAAGGCCATTAGATACCACAATCTCGCAATTTTCTACGCTTAACACTTGCATTGCTTGTGCGTATGCTTTTGCGGCGTATGGTGCGTGTGGTGTTTTGTTTTCGCCAGCTGCCAACACGTTTAACAACCATTCGCCCGCGTTCATATCCTCGGGGTCGTAATCGTGCATTGTTACTAGCAACGTAACTTTTTGTAGTTGCGTATTTGGTGTTTCTACTTTTTCTTGCATGTCGGGTTGTCCTGTTCTAATCGGGATTGTATTTATAGCACACGGGTATTACGCGGTTGGCAAGTCTGCCATTGTCCATAGTTTGTAGCTTTTAACCCAATAACTACCGCCGCTGTTGTCGTCATACTCGACGTGCTGCCAAGCAAGCTCGGCTATTTGCCAGCCGTACAGCCAGCCAACCAAGTTGTAGGTATCGGGCAATAAAAGCTGCACAAGTACAAAAGGGCTGTTGGGGTAGCGGTCTATTTCTACGCCGGGCACAATCAGGCTTACGACGTCGTTAGTGCAATCCGTGGTTTTAATTTGGTATATGTCTACGTCGCCAAGTAGTGCGTTGTGTTCGTCGCTGCCCAAAAGTGTTACGCCCGGGTGGTCGAGTAGGTAATGGTCGGCAAATACAATCTCGCCTAATGCGCCGATTGCTTCGCGGCCCGCTCTAAATTGTTTGCGCTCGCTGTTAAACGTGCTAGCACACTCTTTACGACATGAGCCAATAAACTTGGCGTACGCTTTTTGGCTTTCGTGTATCGTGCCCGTGTCGGTCACGCGTCGCCGCCTAACGCCTCTATTGCTAGCTCAATGACAAACGCCCGCGGGTCGTCAATGCGTACCATGTCGGTATGTAACGCCCGTAATTCGCCTTTTAGGTGGTAGAGGTGCCGAGCGTGTTTGCTTTCCACGTGCGCGGGTTTTACTAGGTCGTCCAAAATGGTAAACATTTTGCGCGTTGTTTCGCTTATGCCAATTTCAGGGTATTGCTCGCTCATGTCGGGTTGTCTTTCGGTCGGGTTAGTTTGCTGTTTTCCATGGTAGCCAACCGCTGTTACGCCAAATGGCTACGGCGGCTCGCACGTTAATTTGCGGGTCAAACAACTGGGCGCAATCGTCCAAAATGCCTTGGGCTTGTAACCAGCCGGTAGGCCAGTACGTCGAGGGTTTGCACCAAAAGTAATTTAATTGGAAAAATCCAGCGCTACCGCCGTTTGTGTCCGACGCGTTAAACGCGTCATGCGTACAGCGGCTTTCGCGGTATGCCACCTTTAGCGCTGTTTCCATTTCAGCTTTTGGTAGGCCCTCGAGCGCGAGCAGGGTGCCAACAATTGTGCAGCTGTCCACGTTTACGGTGGTGGTTGGTGCCGGCACGGAATAGGGCACGTACACGGTGCTTGGTATGGTGCTCGCTGGTTGGCTATTAGGCGCGTTTAAAGCGCTTGTGGTGGCCGCAAACCCTAAAAGGGCTGTAATTACGCCTATTACTAATTTGGTGCCTGTAATCATGGTTTTACCTCGCATTGGTAGGGTACGCCCCACGTGCCGCTAGCCAAGGTTTTAAAAGCTAGTTGCGCGTGTAGGACGCTGCCCGTGTTGGGGTTTCGGAATAGTTGGAACATGGCCTGTTGGCCGTTGTCAAGTGTCGTTATGTAGCACTCGTACAAAAAGGTTTGTAGCTCGTCTGTCATTAGGTACCTTTAGCTTTCCGTCGGTAGTCCAACGGTAGTGCAGGGTGCTACGCGGTTGGTGGATTATCCCCGAACACCAATAAAAACGCGGCTTCGACGGCTTGAGGGTTGTCTGCCATGGCGGGCGTAATTTCTATGTGCCACCAATCGCCGCCGGGTGCGCCGCTAATTGAGGGTTTGCTGTAGCTACTCCATGCTTGACGGTCACAACGCCAGCCACGGCCAAAAGGTTTTGGAAAGTAATCCAATATTGCTTGGACTCCTAGCGCGTTGGCGTTAGCAACAACCTTGTTAATAAACTCAAGCGAGGTTTTGCGGCCTGTTGGTACGCCTTTTTTTGTGTCTGCAAAGTATCTGTAGGAAAGGTCTACGGCGCGGCCCGTGGCGTGTACCGACAAGCTGCCAGGTTTGCCTTTCATGTCACGCTGTCCCCATGAGCCGTTATTCCATAAACTTTTGTTGCTGTACTTAATTGCGCATTTTATCCAAGCGTCCATACCGGCACGTGGCGCGGGTGCTGCCCCGTCGGCGTTGCCTATGTAATCTCGAGCGCCAGCAACACCGGGCTTAGCTTTAGCAACGCTCATTGGTCAAGTTGCGGGGTTTTGTTTTTAAGCCCGTTAGACGCGACAAGGCCCGACAATGTGCCCGTTAAAAACACCAGCAACGTCGATAGCAAGTCAATGAGCTGCGCGTCAGTCGGGGCCTGTTTTTCAGGCTGGTCGACAAAAAGCACTCCGTAGATAAATGCAAATACGGTAAAAGTAAAACATACCGCTAGCAAACGGCCAACAAAAACTATAAGTGCCGCGTGTTGTTGTTCAGGGGTTTTCATTGTCGCAACTCGCTTTCGTAAAGCATGTGTAGTTCGTATTTTCTTTAGAAATTGTGCAGCCATTAAGCACCGCCGCTATAACTGCAACCATAAAGAGCAGCGCCGCATACTTTGCCCATCGCATTACGCCTCGGGTGTTGGCTCGGGTGCTGGTGGTTCTACAAACACGTCTAGGGCCGCGTCATATGTGTATCCAATGCCAGCGTATACGCCACGGAAGTTTCCGTTGTATGAAGTTTGCAGCCACAAGCCTGTTAAGTGTAAATCATTTGCGATAAACGCTTGTCCTACGGGTTCGCTAGCCGGGTATTCCGCGCCGCAAACGTCGTTACTTACGCCGATAACTTCGGTAACTATGTCGTTTGTTACTTGTGCAAAGTTTGCCATGTCATGCCCACGCAATCGTTCCGCTGTCGTTGAAAACATATATCCGATAGTTGCCAACGGTTGTTATTGTTGGCGACCCTGTTGTCGTTGCTGCTTGATAGTTTTTATCCTGTCGAACAATGACAACGCCTTTACCGCCAGCGCCCCGAGTGCCTGACGCTGTACCGCCGCCGCCGCCGCCTGTGTTTATTGTCCCTGCCGTGCCAGCAGCCGCACCGACAGCACCATCACCGCCGCCACCCGTGCCGCCAGTACCAGCCGTACCTACACCAGTACCACCGCCAGCACCACCACCGCGACTAACAGCACTACCAGTAATGCTTGACGATAAACCAGCGCCGCCGTTGCCAGCAACGCCCGAGGCCGCGTTAGCACCGACAGCACCAGCGCCACCACCACCGCCACACGGCGAGTTACCAAAACCTGTAGTAGAACCACCGTTAGAACCCTGCAAGGCTGTACCTGCACCACCTGACAAAGTTTGTGGGACAACCGAGTTTGCGCCGTTACCGCCACCCGAACCACCAGCAACACCATTGGACGAAGAAGCACCACCACGGCCGCCACCCGTAGCAGTAATAGTTGTAAGCCCCGAGCCCGTTATTGTTGAGTCAGTACCGTTAGACCCTGCTGCGCCACCAGCGCCTACCGTAATTGTGTAAGTAGTGCCGCCTGTTATCGGTGCAGCCGCCCTTGCAAAAGAGTTAGCGCCAGAGGTTTCGCCCGGTACAGCGTTAATGTAACCGCCAGCACCACCACCACCGTTGTTACCACCCGAGCCACCGCCCGCAATAACCAAATACTCAAAACTTAACGGCGTACTTAGCCCGCCACTAGGAAAAAAAATAGCAGCGCTAGCACTTGTAAAGTAAAGCGTGCCACCTCCATATTGCGCCAACGCTAAAGAACCAGTAGTGCTTACTGTTGCTGTGCCAGCCGTAATCGTGCAAGTGCCGGCACCAATGTTTTGTATAAACAAGTTGTCGCCAGCGCTAAAAAGTGACGTGTTAACCGTAATGGTTGTTGCGCCTGCCGCGTTCATTTGTACGCGCTTGCCAGCGTCGCCAGCCACCAGCACGTAGCTAGCGGTTTGTGCGTTAATTGGTACGTTAAATGTCGAGTTAAGTTGGTCGGCCGTTAAAACGTTGCCGCTAACAAAAGGGTACGGGGTTGTTGCCATATTGGGTACTTTATCCTAAAACGGGTTGAGGGTCGGTTATTCCTAAAATGCCGTAAATTGCGTCGTTCAAAATAAATTCGTACACAATCACCGTAGGGCTGGTACTGATTAAAACGCTGTGCCCGGTAGCAAAATTTAGGCGGTGCTCTATGCCCTCGATTGCTAGCTCTTGGGCTAGTTGGGTTGTTGTTAGCCCTGTTTGAAAAGACTTTTCTATGGTGATGGTGTCGCCTATTTCAAGGGTTGCTACCGTGTCGCGTTGTGCAGCTGTTAGGACGGTAAACGTCGTTTCTACTGACGTGTAGCGGGCCTCGGGTTGGCCGTTTAGTAGGTAGTCGGCGGCGTCGTCTATCGCTGTTTGCTCGTGTAAAAGGCTGTTGCCAATGTTGGTGGTTTGTATAAAGTACGTGGCAATGCTGCCAGCGTCTACAGCGGTAGCGGTTTTGTCGTCTAGCCCTGTGACTACGGCGCGGTTTATTACTTGGTCGGCTTCGAACGATATGCCTACGCCCGTAAATTTGAGGGTGCCGGGTGCGCCGTCGTCGTGGAAGTCTGCCGAGCTGCCTGCAAGGGTGTTGCCGATACGGTTTTGGAATGTTAGGACGCCAGCCCTTGACATAAAAAGCCGCCCAAATTCGGCGGTGTCGTTTATTTGGGTTAAATAACTAAGTGCGTTGGTACCGGCTGGCACCGTGTAGGCAGCGTCATGGCCGAGGTTTACGGTGCCTGTAGCAATGTTGCGAGCCGCTAACGGAAAGTCAACCTCTGGTAAATCTAGGACGGTTTCTATGCGCTCGCCCGACGTTTCGGCGGTTACGTTGAGCTCGTCTAAAACGGTTTGACTAAGCAAATAGAATTGGTCGGCACAATAAACCTCTACTGTGTCGGTGCCGCCGAGCGAAAAATTGTAATCATAATTGACAACAAAACCGTTAAAAATGTACTCGGGGTTGTTAAGGGTGTCGTAACGCAATAGGCGTACCTCGCGCATTGGGGCTAGCCCGGGTTGCGCGTTGGCGGTGTCAAAAAATGGGCTGTCTTGATTAAACGGATTAAACACCCCAGACGCCAATGTGTCGTCAAGGGTAAAGGTCATGGTGCCAGCGCCAAACGTGTCGCCTTGGTCGCGTCGGCCTCGGCGTACGTTTACGTTTAACGCACCGTCTAAAACGCTTGCAAATTCGCCTATACCGTCTAACAGGTACTCGGTATTGTTGAGCACCCCGCGCGTCGCGTCGTCGAGGGTAAACGCGTTGAGCTGAAAGCCTGTCGCTATTTGTAGGTCATAGTTGCCCGATTGGACTACAGCTACAGCCATGTTATTGTGCCACGTTTAGTTGTAGCGGGCCAGCTGTACGCGAATACGCCCGCAATGCGTTAACAACGCTTTGCCCTATTTCGGCGCTGGTAGATAGCCCGCCCGTTACGTTAATTGTTACGCCGCTACCGCCCATGTTGCCCATTTGCGATAATGGAATAACGGCCTCGGGGCCTGCCTCGCCAATCATGGCAAGCGTTGGCCCGGTCACTATGCCGCCGTCGGCCATTTTAGGTATCGAGCTACTAATTGTAGAAACAATACGGTTAACCCGTTCGGTTACTACTACGTCAATGTTTACCGAGCGCTTCAGCTTGGCGGCTATCTCGTCCATTTTTGCCATAAGTTTTGGCGTTAATTTTGTTAGCTCTGCCTCAAGGCCGTTAACAATGAATTGGGCTTGGTCTACGCCTGTCTTATACCAATTATTGGCGGCTTGTAGTCCTACCTTGTCCGCTGCCCGTTGTGCGGCCTCTACAAGCGCGTTGGTTTCGTCTATAGCGGTTTGCCCGCCCTTTACAAGCTCTAGGGCTATTTCGGCGCCAGCAACGTTGCCTGCGTCCATAACGTAGCCCAATGCGTCTTGGCTTAAACCCATTTCCAAGGCTTTGCCAAGGTTTACGGAATACTCGACAATGCCGCGTACTTGCCCGCGTAGGGCGTCTAAAAAGCCTTTAAAGCCGTAGTCGCCAGCTTCAAGCGCAGCGTTAAAATCAAGTGCACCCTTAACGGCGTCGCTTACCTTGGTAGCAAAATCGTTAAATTCGCCTTGCGCGTCTGCCAACTTTTCTTTAGCGGTATCTACTGCCTCAGTAAGTTTTTCTTTAAGCGCCTCGGCAAAACTTTCTACCTCTTTTTTAGCGCCGCCCACGTTGTCTTTTGTTTCTTTAAATTTAGAATTAAATACCCCGGCAGCGTCCGCTACGCGCATTTGCTGTTGAGCCGACAAACCAAGCGCCTTGTTGTATGCGCCTGTTTCTTGCTCGGCGTCAAAATAGCCCGAGCCAATAGCCTGCAAGCCGTTAACAAACAACGAAATAGGGTTAATGAGCTCGCCAATTAACTTGCCAAATTTGCCAACCTTTACCGTGGCGTTAGTTGCTGGGGTAGGCATATTGCTAAACGCGTCGTTAATTTTTACTAGCCCGTTAGCAAAATCGGTTGCCGCTGGCAATAGTTGCTGCCCTAGTTGTATTTGAAAGTTTTTAAACAAGGCGCTTAGGGTGCGTTGCTTGTTAGCTAGGCCGTCGGCTGTCCTAGCAAAGTCGCCTTGTGCGTCGCCCGTTTGTTTGTAGATAGCGGATTGTGCCGCCAAAATCTTTTGTTGTGCTGTTAGCGCACCGCTGCCCTTGTATATGCCTAGTTCCATTGCCTCGGCTTTTAGGGTTGCGTCGTTGAGCAATACACCAAAACGACGTAGAGGCTCGCTTTCGCCTCGTAGGGCCGCGCCAATAGCCTGTACGGCTTCCTCGGGCGTTGTGTTATTAAACGAGGCTAGGTCAGTAGCAAGCGTTACAAAGTCTGTAGTAAATAGGCTTAAATCCTCGCCAGCTAATCCGGCAGCTTTACCGAACGTGCCGAAAGCACCGGCAGCGTCGAGCACGGCCTGTTTAGATTGCCCCAAGCTTCGCGCGGCAGTATCGGCAAAATCTTTAACGCTCTTGGACGCGCGCCCAAAAATTACGTTTACCTTGCTGGTTGCTTCCTCAAAATCTGAGGCCGCTCGAATAGCCGGGGCAATAACTTGGGTTATGGTGCCGATAGCGGCGGCAGCTGGCAGCAATGCGCGCTGCAAAATAAAGCCCGCTTTTTGGGTTGTTGTGGTCAGGCTTTTAAATTCGCGTTGAGCGTCGGCAACACCCTTGCCACTAAAACTAGTTAAAATCGGTATGTTAATTGCCACGGGATACCACCAAATTACGGTTTGTCTGTGTCATAACTTTACCCACAATGCTCAGTAGCTCGGCGGTTACTGCCGGGCGGTTGCTTTCCACGGCCTTGTCAATAACACGTGGGGCGTCTCCTACCTCTTTATTTAGATTGGCAATAAACGCCGTGTTACGTACTCCGCTAATGCCAGCGCCCGCGTGGTCATAGATAGCGCCAGCAAAACTCTTTTGTTGTACCACCATTAAACGGTATGGCTTGGCACCGTAAACAACTTGCCGGGTGTAGCCGCCTTGGTCAAAATCTACGTAGCGCTCTTTAGTTGCTCGTACACCTACGCGCACGTTAAAGCCGCCCTGTACCTCGGATACGTTCCAAGCTGCCTCGCGGCCACGAATTAGCGAGCCTCGACGCATACCGGATAGCGGGGCACCGTTGCTACGCGATTGTGTAGAAACCATGCTTCGCGCCTCTTGCACAATTTGGTTTCCAACGGTTTTAA